CGTGATCCCCATCGAGTTCAACTGATCACTGATCGACGCCACAGCGCGGTCTGCTCGTGCCAAAGTTTGAGCATAAGTATCAACAGATACTTTAGAAAATTTTGTTACATCACTGTCTGCACCATATAACATCAAATGAGAATTATATTTCTGCAAAGCTGTTTCGTAACTGCTACCCGCAGACTTCTTGGTTTCCATAGCTTTGGTATACGCAGCCATCAGGACATTTGAATTTTTGTCGGCAAGGTTGATGTTGGTGTTGCCTGCCAGATAGTCTTTCACAAGGTTCTCTGCGGAATTCTTGTCAGACCACGGCAGCCAATCCATCGCGGCGTTCCATATACCGCCAATCCAATCAGAAAAATTCTGCCACATACCAGCAAGTCCGCCGGAAATCCATCCGCCAAAGTTTGCCAGATGACCGGGCAAGTCCTTGAAGAACTGCGCGCCTGCTTCCACTACCCCGTCAAACAATCCACCGAATATGCCGACAACCAAGTCGAACGCGGCTCCGAGAATTTCCGGACCCCATTCAACCACAAAGTTGAATATATTCTTCATTCCTTCCCAGATGATACCGGGAGCCTGTTTGATGCCTTCGACAATCATGCCGAGAAGCATTTGCATCATCTTGCCGATCTGGTGACCAATGTCTTTCCAGTCAGCATTTTTTATGAAATCTCCAACCATGGCGAAGAAACCGTTGATAGCTTCTTCAAAATCGGCGTACAGCGATCCGCCAAGGCCGATTGCGCCGCCGACCAGACCGCCGACTGCAGTACCAAGTCCGGGTATCACTGAACCGATTGCAGCGCCAGACAGAGCGCCTGCAGCCGTGTTTGTCGCGTAGTCCATGGCTTTCGAGTTGAAGAAACCACCGTCGGCTTCATCAAGAATAAATGGTTCGTCACGTTTGCCGCGAATGGAGTTCATGCCGTCGTTGATTGCAACAACGCCCAGAAGACCACCCATAACTCCCAAGCCGCCTTTCAGGAGATTGCCGCCTGCACGAAGCATTCCGCCTCTGGCGCCACCAGCGCGCGGTTTTGGAATATTTCGAGTAGCGGCAGGTTTTGCGCTCTTGCCGCCGACGCCGCCTGCCACGTCAGCCGCCATCATTCCTCCCATGGCAGCGCCCAGCGGATCGATACGGCCAAGACCGCCCAAACGTCCACCACGGCCCGGCTTTGGAGGCTTGCGACCGCCACGACCGCCGGGAAGAATATTTCCATACATTCCGCCGCCCGTCATCGACGACACCTGCATTTGCTCAGCCTTGAGCATTTGCCTGAGTAGCTTGACGATTTCCTTGTGACGTTTCACGTCAAGCTTTGCTTCCACCTGTCGAACGTCTTCCATGGTTTCCAGACGACGTTTGGTGAGACGGTTCAGGGCAATCTTGTCGTTTCGATTTAGTTTAGAAATAGTATGTTCCGCGCTCAACAGTTCGTTGACGCGGTTCATGTCTTCCTGCATGCGGCGGCGATACAGACGCTCCTGCATCACCATGTTGGCGTTCGAGGCAGTCCCGTCTGATTTGCGAACTGGAATGTCGGTTTTTCTCGCAGCTTTGGACATGCGATACTCTACCAGAGGCTTTTTCCCTCCGAACAATTTTTTACCAAATTCTGTAGTCGGGTCTGACTCTGCCACTTATCTACCTCTTGCCGCGTCCGACAGTTTTGGCTCTTGCCGCCTGCCGTGCTGCCTCTTCACGTTGTTTCTGCGCTCTCTTCTCTTCTTCCTTGGATCGTTCGTTATGCTTCTGCAGAAAGTAAAAGAATAAAGATGCGTCAGTATGTTCGTCCACCCTCAGTTGTCGATCACATTGTAGGATGAACAGGATATCTTGAATATTTGTTTCCTTATAGACCGGAAAGAAAGGATCGGATATCAAGCGGCGCGGTTGTAAATTCCTCGCGCGGCTTAACATCACCTCCGTTCTTCAACGTTTCGTTGATCTCGTTTATTTCTGCTCTGTAGTCGGCAACAATCGCCAGAATCTCTGGTGTCGGGCTGCTCATGAGCATTAGGCTATTGGCTTTGGTTTCCAGCATTGCAACTGCGGCTTTCGGATCGAATTTCGAAGCCGACAAACGCACTGGCAAACGTTCTTCAACGCCGTGCTTGAGTTTCAGCATCATGTCGCGTGCTTCTTCAAGATCAGTGACGTCATTTTTCTCAATTCGCTTCATGCGCTGAATGATTGTTTCATCATCCTGAGCCGTGAAGTACTGACTGCGGCTGTAGAGCCAATCGTAGCCGTCGTATTCTTCATCCTGCGTCAGAGAAGTCCAATCCAGCCCGTCAGAACTTTCCACGTCATACATGCGAGGGTAGTCGAACCCGCGTTCATGCATTTCCTTGAACAGCTTTTTGTTATTCTCTTTTTCCAGACGAACTTCCTTGAAATCCGAACGGTTGACGACTGCATCATCCACAACGCCGTAACGGGACGCCCAGCGAACCGTCATTGGAGTTTTCGGGTATGACCTTGAGCGCAACCAGTACAGAATATAATAGAAATCCTGCGGCGTGAGTTCGCGCGGGTCTTGTGTCATGCAGCCTGCGACGATATCCATGAGCATGGATTGCGACAGGGTGCGAACCGCAACCGACATTCTGCGAAGATCGCCCACGTTGAACGGGCGAACGAACACGCTATCGAAATCATAGAAAATATACGAACTCGGCAGGTCCATGAATTCGAACTTGCCACTGGTTACGTGTTCGGCAATCGGCGGACGCGCCTTGACCTTGATCACGTTGTTCAGCGCGCGGATCGCTTCTTCACGTTCAAGCGGAGATATTTCTACTTCTTCTTCCTCAAGATCGACAGCAGTGCTTTTGATTTCCTCTTCTTCTTCCTCCGGTTCCGGCTCTGCCTTCTTCTCGGGAGCAATGCCAAACTTGTGGAACGCTTCCAGTTCAGACACGGCATTGCGTAACGTGTTGTCGCTATTATTCTTCGTTAGTACTTCAAGCAGTTCTTCCTTTGTGATCTTGCCGTCAAGCAGCAACGCTTCCAGTCTCGCTGAAAGCTGTTCCCTGATTGATGCGTTCTTGGACAGCTTCGGTTGTTGAGTCCTTGGCGCAGCATTGCCGAACTTCACCGTGTGCTGTTCCAGAAGTTCTTCTTCGCCTTCCATTTCGGATTTCATTTACGTCTCCTGATTATTTTATATGTTTACCTGAGTCCGATGGTAGACAGAACTGAGTTGAGAATTTCGCTGTTTTGGTTTTGCTCCGGTATCTCAAGCTCAACTTCATCAACGTTGAACGGGACCGCAAGCACAATACGCCCGTCGTTGGCGTAAGCGTAGTCATAGCCGGAAACTTCGCCCGGCCACGCGTCTACAAGCGTGACAGTCACGACCGGTTTTTCCGACTGCATGTCTTCGTAGATGTGGATGATAATATTTCTTTTGAACATCGTGCTCGGGTAGTACGCACGCTTTTCCGGGTTGTAGATGAACGACTTCCACATTTTCAAATATTGCGTGGTTCGATAGTCGTAGGTTTCGTACAGGTTCATCGAACAGCCTTGCAGGTCTGTAAAGCCCGCAAAGTTTTCGTTCTTGCCGTAGTGAAACCGAGGCTGCGCCGACGCATGGCGGAATGAAAACGACACTGACTCGGCAATGACGTCTTCAGGACGCAGAAGGGTTGTGATTTTTTGGAGAATATTTGGCTCGGGATTCTTTTCCTTAGAAAAGTCCGCAGGCATTCGCACGCGGAACATCCAGTCCAAAGCTGGTTGCGGCAGCGAAGCCGCAATTGCAAAATTAAGCTGAGTCATTGCCTTCTCGCGAGTTAAGCGTACGGGAAATGGTGTATCAACCGTTAGGCAGTGTATAACTCAGGTTTTAAGAAAAAAAGCCACGGAAAGTATCGAGGGCCTGCGATGCGTTATCGATGGTTAGCGAAGACGAATCGATACCGAGGCCAAGGCCAAGGTTGCCGAAGTAGTGCTGATCGTACTGCAGCGTGATTTCCGGAACAATCGGCGTGCTGGACGAGCCGTCATGCTCCCATCCGCCAAGGTTGGAAATCCAAGCGTTCACAAGAACCAGAGTGCCAGCGCTTTCATTCTTACCAGTCAGGGGTGTAATTGAGACTTGTGAAGAATAACCCGGCAATCCGATTTGTCCGGCAGAGAAGTTGGCCAAGTTCTTGCGCGCACCAGACGTGACCGATGACGAATTACGAATAAATTCGTGCCAGCCACGAAGTTTCTTGTACGTTTCCATCTTGCCGCTTTCCATGAACCTCATGGTAACGGGCTCTGCAGGTTCGCGCTTGCCTGCAAACTTCAGTTGGTGGCCCATCATGTCTACAGTGACGATGCCAACACCCATGCCCGGCCACGAGCATGATTGGCAACGCACAGTTAAGTCACGATTGTTGAATATATCCAGTCCCGAACCGGGTACAGCAGAAAACCTCACCAGAAACGCTCCCGCGTCTACTGGTGAGGATACATACTCGTTAATCTCGTTCAGAGACGGACGACCGGCCATTATTCTTTATGCCAGCGACGGCGAAAGAATGGAGTCCCAATGATCGTACGACAGAGTCACTGGAATGAGCATGGCTTGCGACGATTGGCCGTCGAGCGACACTTCCGGAAAGTCAGACAGCCAGCAACCGAACACGTCGATTTCATCGCGAAGGATTTCTTCGCCGTCATAGACGTTGAGGCGTGCGGTAACCGAGTACTGAGATTTCGTTCCGGACGAACGGCCCGATTGCTTGCTCTTGATATATTCTCCCCAACGACGAAGCACAGACGACGTACTCATGTCTGCAGTTTCGAGGAATGTGATGGAGAGAGTTCCAGAATAAGTCTTGCGGCCGGGGAAGCGAAGCACTTGTCCGTGCAACGCCGCCTCGTATTGTTCAATCGTGAAGCCGGGGATCGGGCATTGCTGACACTTGATGCGCAGTCCAGAAGAGTCGAGTCCGCCGGGCAAGTTGCCCAGCAGAAGCTCGAATCGTTCTGATGGCATGAAATCGCCAACGCTCTGAACTTCGTTGAGTGTAGGACGTCCCATGAAGGTTTCCTTTCAATTCAGAATAATATTAAGCAGCCTGACGGCCGAGTTCTTGGAACGTCACCGTACCATCGATGATGATCGTACGCAGACGGATTTCGCGAGCCGCTTGAATGAAGTGAATATAAATATCCACGTTGATGCGGCCCACTGCTTCATCGGCTTCCTTGTTGTTGTCCGTGTCGGACTTCACGAAGAAGAACTTGATGCCGCGACCGATCTGGATTTGACGCAGATAAGTCTCGATACCCTGAACAAGCTTGAAGCGCGTGTTGGAATCCGTCGGGTCTTGCAGGAAGGATTCACAATGTTTAGAAATAACATCTTCGACTTCCGACACGATACGACGAACAGGAAGCGACGACAGAGCCGACTGCCTGCGCTGAAGAGTGCGCAAATCCCAGATCAACACTGCACCGTTCTTGATGATGATTGGCGAGATACCAATCGGGCACAGCAGATCAAGATCAGATTTGGAATAATCGACGTACGTATCCGTGATACCGTCGAGAATTCCGTAGTTGAGGCCAGCGAACGAACGCCAGATTGCGTTGTTGTGGTCGTTGGCAGCAGCTTGAGCCGCAAAGTGACCTGACGGAGGAATGAAGCGACCGCCCGGCGAGTATTGCGAAACCGTCTTGATGTTCGGAGACACCAGCGTACCGTAGCTGTTGTCGACTCCGAGAATAAAGTTGCGGTATTCCATGAGAGCCGATGTAGCCTGCGAAGCCACAGGCGCATCAAGGAAGGCCGTGCAGTTACGACGCGTCTTTGCAACTTCCAGCATCTTCTTGTGGACCGTAACGTTCGAGTATCCACAGTTGATGAGAATTTTTACATTGTAGCGCGTCTTGTCGAGGAACGTATCCCAAGCAGTCGCAATCATCGTGTCCGTAACCGCCGAACCCGCCGCACCGTTGCCGAGCCATTGCACAGTCGAGTGCATGTCAAGAATGGTCTTGGCGCTGTCACGCCAGCTTCCGCGAAGGTGCGCAATGCCGGAGGACAGATATTTAGAATAACTCGGTTGAACGACGCGAACATAACGAGAAGCGTTCGGACCTTCGTTGATCACGTTTTCGATGTTGGTCTGATAGCCGTTGCCGTCCACGCGTTCGTGGATCGTGACAGTATGGCTCTCAACCGGCGACGACGAATCTTCACGCAGGAAAATTTCAAGAGTAAATTCGCCGGTCGGAGTAGTCGCAGCAGCAAGAGCCGTGATGGTTGCAGCAGAAGCGCCGCCGCCCATCGCGGCAGTCAGTGTGAAGTCTTCACCGAAATGAGTCGAACGAACATGGATTTCCAGTTCATTGACGCCTGAAGCCGAAGGCGAAGTGCCAAGAGCGTTTTCCCACGTCTGAGCACCAAATTTGAAATAATACCCAAGCGGACCGAACTTGGCGCGCAGAGCGGCCATGAGAAGGTCCATCGTCGCTTTGTGCGACGTGTCGTAGGTGACCGCGCTGGAAAGAGCGACACCATTGATGGAAATGTTCGCCGTGTTGCTGGTCGTCAGGAAACCGGCAAGCGTGACCTTCGAAGCGGCAGGGCTTCCGTATTTGATATCGCGAACACGATAGCCAACGTCATCACCCCAGACGCCCGGCGAAATTGCGAAAATATCAAACAGTTTCGGTTCCGGCCAGTACAGGACGACAGCTTGCGAGACGCCAAGCGTGATTTCCACTTCCGAGAGAATCGGAAGATCGACACCTTGCGGTGACATAATTCGAATGTAACCGGAAGAGTTGGTAGTCGACACCGTCAGCACATCAACAGTGATGTTTGCGTTTCCGACATTGGTGCGCAGCGACGTTTGCAGCGCCGTGGCAAACGCGGCAAGCGTAGCGGCGTTGGACGTTGCGTACGTCACGGAAACCGTGATTGCGGATGCACCACCACCGATTGAATATTCTGCAGTCAGGACGTTGCTGGCAATCAGCGCGCCTTGGAACTCGATGACTTGAATTCCAAACTCGCCATCCTCGTAACCACCCGTCAAAAACGCGGCGGCTGCAGATGCGTCAAGCGACGCTGCAGGAAAGAACGAATCGTAGGTCGTTGAAACGGTTTCGCCAGAGTTGTAGTCCTGAAGGTTGTACAACGACGCATGAGAATATTTCGAACCGTTGTCCACACGCAGCGCCCACACAGGAGCAGTACGAAGATACGGCTGAAGCATTTCGTGGGCGTCACTGACAGATTCGACAGGCGTACCAAACTCAGCGATGAACTGTTCTGCGGACGTGCAGAGAACCGGTTCATTCACTCGGCCTTTATTCGATTTGAACACCGCCGCAGCAATCGTTGCGCCGGGTCCGGGCACCCCACCTGTCATGTCGATAATGGAGGGGATTACAACCGGAGAAGGGATCATTTTTGTATACTCCGAATTCGGTTTTGAAACTCAGTGAGAATTAGGTTTAAAGTCCGTTGCTTCCCGTGTTGGTTTTTGGAGCAACAGACGGCGTTTGAATTGGTGTTGCCGAACGCGGTTCTGCAACGGGTTGAACTGGTTTTGTCGGCTCCACTACAGGTTTGACAGGTTCTTCCTGTTTTTTCTCAACTGCAGCTTCGCGTTTGATGATCTTGATGCCGGGCGTCGGCGTGGTGAGAAAACCTTCGTCGATCCACACTTGCTCACTCGGGCTGATAAAGGCGGTTTCGCTAGTCGTGACGTTTACAACCGACGTCATCGTCTTGTTGTAATTTTTCACAAATACTTTCATTGGTTCCTCACGAATAATAAAAGCTGAAAGCGACAGGCTCGTCGCCGGGATTGGTGATGGTGATGGTGTAGGTCGACTCTGGATCAGGCGTAAACACGTAGACGCCGTTGATATCCATACGCTGCGTAGTGGACGGACTTGCTACGCGGGTAATGGTCAACCTGACCGTGTCATTTGAGAAAAATGCAAAGACCTTCTCCACGAGAATGTCTTCGATAACGTCTTCAGCCGCAAAGTTGCTGTCATTGACCTGCTGGAAATCCGTGATTTCCTTCGAGATAACGCGATCAGTGAGCGTACGGTGACCCGAGCCGAACTTGTGCTGCAGTAGAGCCTTGAGGGTGATTGCTTGCGTTGCCATTATTATTAACTTTCTATGTCGCGATCAAACACAGTGCGATCCAAGACAATCTTTCTTCCGCTCTCGTCGATCTGGATCGGTCCACCGGACGTTGAAATCGTTTTCAGCGCGGCGCGAGTATCGATGTATCCAACGTACGAGCGAACAGCCATGCCGGGAAGTTCAAACTCGAACTTTGTAATTTCACCTTCCTGCGAGATATCCGGAATGGAGAAAGCCGCTTGGTCAAACGACACGCGGCATGGGAAGATGATGCCGGGATCAATCGTCAGTTCGATGGACATTTCGGAAGCCATCATCAAACTGTCTGCCGCGACTTTTATAATATCATCGTAGTTGTTCGTGAACATGGTAAGCTGATACTGCATCATCACTTGCTTACCGTAGAAGACGTAAACATCGCCTCCGTCTGCCTGTCCAAGAACGGCTCCGCTTTTCTTCAGAGCGAATTGGTTCACGCCGCCTTCTTCCATCGCGCCAAGCTGCACGAGCTTGCAACCGATGATTGGCAACATGGTTTGCGTGTTGTTGCCTCGTTCCTTGAAAATTTTACGAACTGTCTCTCGGCCATTTATGTTGGTCGCTTTGATCTTCGGCCGTTTCGGATCATCATTGAATAATTTATCAACAATGCCCGGAACGGCCGAAGCTGCTTCGCGAAAGACAAGTGCGTTGACACGCGACTTGTTTGTCATTTTTTCTTAGGTGCGTTCAGAATGGCTTGAAGGTTGGAAAGCGAACGCGACTGTTCGGACTTCTTGCCGACAATACGCGAACCGCGTATGTCAGACATTTCGTCTTTGTCGTCATCGTCGTTGCGGTGATCGATGCGATCAGCTTCCGCGTCTCCATCATCGTCATCAAAATCGAAGTCGGACGTTTCCTCTTCGGAGTCGTCGTCATCGGAGTTGATAATTTCGCTGGCGATTTCCAGACCGGCGATGGTTTCGTCTTCGTCTTCGTCTTCATCGTCGGTGTCTTCAATCTCGTCGTCATCTTCCGAAGCTTCAGAAATAATACCGTCAACTTCGGAGTCGTCATCTTCTTCGTCTTCCGCATCAGCGAGAGCGGCTTCGACTTTCGTCATTGCAGCTTCGTTTTCATCGTAAAGACGTTGAGCAAGCTTTTGCATGTCAGGAAACGACATTGCGGAAGCGAGAGCAGCTTGCGCTTTCGTGGTGTTGCCATCGCTATGGTACAGAAAGGCAGCTACAATGGCTTCAGCAGCCAGAGAGTAACCGCTTTCTTTAAGAATTTTTTTCTTGTTCATGCGACACCTTTGATTGAACTTGTAACCGGTGGGGGAGAGGAGAATATTTCTAAACTCCTACTCCCCCTCAGTTCAATTAACGGCTGCCGCGCGAGATAGAACGGCCCGAGTGGATAGCCATCGAGAGGAATTCCTCGAACCACCAGCCACGCGCCGCCGATCCGTGGACACGACCGTCTTGCGGGGTCGCTTCAACCGGACCGCGTTCAGTGTACGCGCCAACGTAGGACGGGTCACCGAACATGATGCAATCGCCGCGATTGAGAACTTTCAGCATCGGATCGCGGAATTGATCGGTCAGCAGTTCCGTACCGTGCAGCGTGCCGAGTTGGCCCGTCATCACGATATCATATTTCGAAACTGGATCGAAGTAGCTCGCGAACGTGGGCGACGAAATCATGTCCGTCATCACGTCGTTAGCCAGAAGCGCAACAGTCGGCGCATGGCCCCAATCCTTGATCTGACCTTGAATCTGGCCAAACGCGGACGGAGAATACGAACCCGAAACATAAATAATCGGGTTGTCCGACACGAACGCTTTCGCAGCGTTGATCATGAACACGTCCTCACGGACCATGATCATGCGCAGCGCTTCCTGATATTTCTCATTCAGGAGTTCCGGCGAACCTTGGTGAAGATCCTTTTGCGGGATCATCAAGTGGCCGACAATTGCGAATTCCGGCGGCGTCAGGTATTGCTCACGAACGAACGTCGGCGTAGTGGAGCCGTTGCCGTTCACGATGTGAGCAACCGTGTTGATACGCTTCATGCGGTGACGGACCGGCGCACCGGGTTGAACGTCGCCACGCAGAAGAATACGGCGCATGAAGCCGTTACGCTCGATGGATTCGTTCAGAGTTGCGGAAAGCCACGAACCGACTTCACGCATTTTTTCTGAATGAACACCAGCCGTCATTGCAGCGCAGAGTTCAGCAAAGCTTTCGCGCTGTTCTTCTGCTTGAGCCGCAGCGGTTTCCGCATCATACGAGAGAATGCGGCCCGAAGAGACTTCCTGAGCAAGACGTTGTTGCTGATTGATAAGGTCAGCTTTGCTGGAAGCGTTGATCGTGCCGTCGGAAGCGACGATGACTTCGCTTCCAGCGGTTGCGCGGAATTCCTTGGCGGGAACCGCATTTTTGTTATTCTTGAAACGCATGTGTTAAGACTCCTTGATTTTTCTGAATTTCAGCGATCAGCGATTACTTGC